AATCGTTGGAGTAAGGCCACCAATATTTACGATAGGGACACATCGATCTAGGTTTGTATCGTAGCGAAATCCAGGAGCACAACGGCTAGTGTCGTTATCATCATCTCCGCCAGTGTCGTTATCATCATCTCCGCCAGTGTTAGTGTTTACGATGACATCGACCGTATCGTCGTCATCATCAACTGCATCGTCATCATCGTCAATTATGTCGTCATCGTCGTCATTGATTTTTACAGAAACAACACAAGAATTGGTGCTCGCATCGTATTCCCAATCAGGATTTTGAGATTTACACCAAGCATCATCGATTTGCCCACCTTGATTACCGCCATTACCGCCATTACCGCCGTTGCCGCCATTACCGCCGTTGCCATTGTTGCCGCCTGACGGACCACTTGGACCACTTGGACCGGTTCCTTGCGACGGACCCATCCCGCCATCTGCGCCGCCAAACGCCCCAGGACCGCCATCGAAAGGCACACCACTATTAATTAGTATTTGTGCAGCGTTTTTATCACCTTCATTCGCCGAGTTGATTAATATCGCTCGCACAAAATCGAAAGGATATTGACCGCCTTGATCTGTTGGAAAATCAGTAATTAAATCGTCAATCTTTCGATCTTTGTAGGTTTCGTAAATTTCAGGCGGTGTTAGTTGGTCAAGCGTTTTTGGCCCCATATTCTCAAGGCCGCTTGTGTCAATACCGCTGAGATCGACGCTAGGTTGAAGAATATCTAATTCCTCAACGCCAGTAATACTTGCCGGTGTTAAATCCGTAAAATCGTAGGGTGCATTATTTGCTAATACACTTAGTAATTCTGTTTTTTCGTCTGAGTCATCAAGGGCTTGAACGACACTAACGGCCTCCTCAAACGTCGGCCCAACTGTTTCCAAAAACCCTTCGTTTTCCCCGTCACCATACAGATCACCTTGAGCCATATTCAGCGCGTTGCTAACTTGTAAAGCAGCTTCTTGTGTAGGCGTTAAAGGCGGTAGGTCTGACCCTCCGCCCCCAAATATATCAGCAAATTTTCCAAAAACACGATCCATAAGATCGTTGCCGAGAAATTTGCCGACCGCTTTTATTCCGGCTGTTACTGCTGACGCTGTTACTGGATCAAGTGCCATCAATTATTTCCTGTTATTCGTGCTCGAGCCGGAAAACCAAAACGCCGCCATAGTTCCCAAAATACCGCTCAACTGACCGAGCACCAACGAGATAATAGTCTCGTCGTTGGCATCATGCGGCATAAGCGTTACTGTCATTACATAAGCCCCGTAAAGTATGAGCGCCAACACGCCAAACACTTTTGGAGTCCAATCGTCTTTAAAAGTCTCCCTCGCGTGCTTTCGGTCGTCGACCTCTGTTTTGTAACTTTCAAGCTCAATATTCATTACCTTTACTTGTTGCTCTACGTCGCTGATTAATGCCGCTTTTTCTGGATTACGCTCTATTTCATCTTCAATCTGTTCCGGCGTGCTATTTTCAGGCATACCTAGTTTTTTAGTCGCCATTTTTAACACTGTGCCGGCTACAGGATTCGATGACGCAACAACATCAACTAACTTCGGGGCTAACGCTTTTAATATGCCCTTCACTGAAGCGCCAACCACACTTGTATGATTAAACGTAGATCAGCCATCGCTTTTGCTTACGCTCGAGGCGTTTTCCTCCTCTTCGGCAGAAACTATGGAATCGATTTGATCGCATACGTCGCTCACGACTACACCAGTTGTCGCGCTTAATGCGCTTCGACCTACAGCACGCACGCCCTTGTATATTTGGCTGCAATAAATGGATTCGGCTTCCATAACGCCTTCAACAGTCGTACAACTAGCAAGCATCATCGTTAAGCAAATCGCGGCATATCTCATGCAATATCCTCTATATGTGTGGCTTCATTCGTTCAGCGTACAATTTCATGTCGTGATCGCTAATTGCATCGCCGGCTTGCCAATCAGCCAACATAAAATCACGCTCACAATCGACATAATCGTTACCATCGTTACCCAGATACAGCGATTGTTGATTTGCGTCGGGGCAAAACATAAACCGCGGTATTCGTGTCACGATGTCAGAGCCACTTATTACGGACAAATGCCCCGCTAAATGGTCCATCTTGTAACGTGTTTTTCTTTTCAACATCGTGTTTGGCTTGCCATACGTCACTAAATTGATGTTGCCAAATCCAAAATCTTTTGCCAGTTTTAGGGCCGAGAGCTCTGCCATTCCGCCGCCTAAACTATGGCCTGTTATCAATAACTTTTTGCCAGGATCCAAGTGTTGCTTGCACTTACGCCATATGGCCATGTGTGCCGCCGCAAAGCCGCCGTGGACCCATCTCTTGCAAACCCTTACAGGTATGGCGCTTAAATTGAAAAGCCAATCACGGGCGGATTCAGTGCCTCTATGGACCAACACATCCATACCTAATTCTTCATCGTGCAAAAAGAAAGCGGTTGAGCTCGCTAACTTATTTTCTATCTTTAAAGCACCGGCAATTTCGTCGTTGTAAGCCTCGAGCGAATATCTAGTTGCCGCTCTTAAAATAGCCGTTGTGGGCATCCTTCCCGAGTTATCTTTAGCCATCAATAAATATCCTATTTATCATTATATTAGTGCTTTTAATATTACTCTCACTCAGACGAAAATCCAAAAATTAACAAAATAATGCCGCCTGTGATAAATAATCCGGCAACCAAGATGCTTAAAACTAAACTTAAATCTTTTATAAACAATTCATCTTGTGCATTTTGCGATGCCGTTTGCTTGCGCTTTACCTCACGCTTTTTTTCTATTTTTGCTGCTTCTCTTTTAATCTTAACCCATCGATGCGTTTGCCCTTTCCTCGAATAATGGTCACGAATCTTGTCCATCATTTTTTCGATCCGCTCTTCTTGCTGATCGATAGTAATCGCCTCTTCTAAGGCAGACCCGAGCATTAAATCATCGTTGCCGGCTTGCTTCGCATTAGCAATATGTTGTTCAACTTGCTTTTTTGCTGTAAAAAACTTGCCGACCTCGCCGGCCATATCTTCGACATCTTTCTTCTTCGCAATTGCTCCTTGCACAAGCACGAAAGCTGAATCAAGCGCTTTTATCGCAAGCATCGCTTCGCCTATCATTGCTCAATCCTTTCACACATTGCTGAAATGTTTGTATTAACAGAATTCAATATAATTCTTTGTGCAAATTTCTCGCAATGCGTTTGTTGCTCGAAACACAAACCTCCGTCATCGCAATTCGTAATTGCCGATATTCCTCCGATTATCAAAATTAAAATAAAAGCGTTCATAACTCATGGCTTTTCCGGCCAATCAGAGTCCTCCAAATGCGGAAAACTAGATAAGCTCGTTATATCTCGCAGACTTTGACGATAGGTTTTCATTTCATCTGTGAGAGTATTGTCAGATAACGCTAAGTAGTCAGTTTCAGCTAACAAAGCATCTCGTTTTTCTCTAACACCATAAGCAGCATTACTATCAACAACTGATTTTTCATCTGTACTTAAATTTTCAGCACTGTGAGCAAAGGTCCAAACATCATCAATTAATGTAGCCACACTACTGGTCACTATTTTTTGAGTTGCGGAATTTATCGTAGGCACTTCGGTATAAACCGCTTCGTAACAGTCGAATCCCGCTAACTGGTCAGCAGTCATATTTACTGGAAAGCTAGTGTTAGGGTTGTCCGTTTTTAATTGTGAGAGCGAATAATTTTGTGCGCTACCATCTACAATTTTTACTAACATAATTACGCTCCTATAAATCGTTCGTTGTTGCCGTTACAGTTGTAGTTGGCGGGTTATTCACGGTATACGTTACTGCTACTGTGTTATTATTTGTTTTTGTTGGACTGTTGTTATAGCCGCCAGATGTTGACAAACTATCCGCGTCAAAAATGTCTGCTCTACCAACATAATTGTATCCGGCTGGATTCGTACCTGCCGAACCAGTAGCCCCAAGAAAATCGTATATTTTATGATTAGATACCGTTTGATTACTTATCTTTGAAAAGTCTATAGGCAATTTCCACAAGTACGGGTCATACATATTCTGATTTGAGCCTTCAATGTAATAAGTAAAATATAAAGACTCTTCATCCTCGCTTAGATGGAAAAACTTTTGTGAGGCCGACCAGTTATATGTATTCATATATTCAGGATAGATTGCTAACGCTTGTGTCACAGCTTTTGTATTGTCTACCTTAAATATTATAAATATCACCTGATAGTAACCGCTTGCTTGCACATATTTGACCTCTGTTACTACAAATTGAGCACTACCATTTGCCAACACTTGAGTCATTGGCGCATTTCCTTGTACTTGTGCTCCACCATAACCCCATGTATTTTTTGTATTAAGTTGGTTGTGAAGTGTGTATCCGGTTGTAGTGTTTCTTCCTATCCACAAATTTTGATAAGGACTTGTATTCTTTTTTACTGCCCAATGAAAATGACCGCCTGTGTCAATATGTTTTGAGGTGTCAGAATAAGCAAATCTTGGATAACCGTTACCCTGCGCTGTCTGAACACCCTGAAAATACATATTTCCTATAGTGCCGCTTGCGCCTGAACCATAAGCGCATTTCAAAGCATAAGCATTGTTACCTTGCGCGGCTAACGCCCAAAACCAAGTGCTATTTCTCTGTGGTGAAGCAGCCCAACATCTAGCTTCGTAGTACAACCATGTAGCCTTGCCTAATGAAATAGGACTCCATGAATTACTACTGTCAAACTTAAACCTTGCACAATTTAAATTTCCGCCTTGCATCATCCATGTTTCACCTCCAACACCACTGGTATAGTTGTCAATCAAAGGCGAACGTAAATTAGCACTATTTTCATTTTCCATTAATTTAACACCAGACACACTTCCTACTGGTATGCCAACTGACGGCTGCGATGTTTGTGGAATCAAGCACTTACTTGTTTGACCGCCTGTGTGTTTAAAGCCATTACCACTTGCAAATATACGAGTTGAGCGCGGATCGTAACAAGAACCATACCAACCGCCTTCCCATTCTTCATTGTCAAATCTACAACTGCCGATTATGCTTCCATCATCGTGTTTAAAATTTACAACCCACAACCATCTGTTAGCATTATTGCTACCCCAATTAGAATTAAACTGCCAAACCATATTGCCATCACCACCAGTAATGATGGACATACTGTAATTACTAGCACCAGAACTTCCACTAGCAGCAGGTGAATGAAACCTACTCACATAATAATTTTCTCCGCTTGTGCCAGAGGTTGCTAACATTGCTGTTCTTATGCTTGTCATGCTAGAGCTAATCCCGCAGTAAATCCGTACCAAGAACCGTCACAATATATAAAACATAAAATGTCTGTACCGCTTGATGTCAGTGTTGGCGCAGTTGCCGCTGCCCATTTTGTCGTAGGCCAAGTCACTGTATGGTTGCCGCCATTTGTCAATTTAAGAACAAAACCTGATAACGTAAGCGGTGCATAAATATTAAAAGTGCCGCCCATACCGCTATGGCTGCTGCAATAATAAAAAAGTGTTGGAGTGCTATTGGAAACGACTATTTGCGTATAAGCACCTGCTGCTCCTGGCGTACCGTTTACCGTGACACCCGTGGTATATTCAGAACCGCCGCCATGCGTACCGTCATTGGTCGTTGAAAAGCGTAATGGGTGTGTTGCGTTACTCGCATCGCTTTGATCGAAAATATATGTAGAGCCGTGATACATGGTAATCGTACCCTGCGATACACCATTAACCAAAAATTTTCCACCTGCGACTGTAACCGTTATTGTCTGGTTTGGCTCCGTTCTTGCGGCAGGGTTAGAAAACGTAAAAGTTGTATTTCCTGTTACGGTAGCTTGCACTGAATTTCCAACAGTCAAATCAATATCTGTTGTGCCGTTTACATTAATTAGGTCGTTAGTCACCTCTCCGTAATCTTTCAGATTTACCGCACCAACTGTTTGATCTCCTCCTGTCAACGCGGCAGACAATGTTAAACCCGCGAAAGTAGGATTTGACGTACTCGGCTTGTTGTTAATTTGAGTTTGTATCGCTGACGTTACGCCATCAGAGTAACCCAACTCAGTAGATGTCAACGTAGCGGGTAAACCATCTAATATACTTATATTTACAGCCGCATCTGCGACATCTCGCGCTCTTGTCATGTCAGTTCCTTAAAGCTCAATTTTTAAAAAAGCGGCTATTAATGGATCAACAGGTTTTGGAAGAGCAGCATCAGATACGTTATCGTCTGTGACGCCAACTGTCGCATCTCGCAACTCTTGTCTATAAATATCAAGCGTTGCAATACTTCCTTCATTTAAATTTAATTTTTCCTGTAAATCCCCAAGATAAAGACAGTCAGTGTTTTGCAAAGCCGCATCTCTTTCGGCTCTAAATTCTGCTAATGTCGATGCCATGCAACCTCCTAGTAAGTTGTCCAAGTCGTCCATTCTGAATTAGCCGGCCAGTTTGTAATAAAAAACTGGTTTGATGTGGCTGTAAGTCTTATCCAAAGTATTCCTGTTGGCGTTGCTGATGAACCGTCATCTCCATACAACAAGTAACATCTAGTGCTAGTAGAAGGAACGGCGGTAGGAAATAATGAGGATTCGTGAGGAACCAGTATTGACTTAACATCGTAAAATTCCCCAGTAGTGTAATTAATTTTGAATTTCACTAATCGTTGCGCTATGTACGAGTTGGCAGAAGCCAATGGGGCGCTTGAGCCGTAATAACTAAACCACTCGTTCTCAACACCTGTCGGCTGTATGCCTTCTATACGCCCGTAAGTGCCAATATTGAAAGGCATTTTGACAGTACCTTGAAATGATGGCGCGGAGTTGTAACTTGTCCATATAGAGCATTGGTTATTGTAGTCATAAACCATTGTCTTGATTCCGGCTCCGCTTGGATTTTTTACTAAGAACCCTATAAGATAATAATATTGGGTTCTATCAAAACCGCTACTTATTTCACCGCTTACGTTTCCTTGATAATCCATCGCCATTTGCGAATAACCGTTCGCTGTACCATAAGTTATAATGTGAACAGGTACATTATAACTACCGTCTGGAAAAGCACCGTTATATACCGCAGGTTGAGTGAACATCGACACCTTGTCAGCAGTAGAAGTGTTTGTGTTGACACACTCAGTCAACCCACTGTAGCTAGTGCCGTAACCGCTACCCTGATAACTAACAACTCTATATGAGGCCTTGTTGCTGTTTTGTGAGTCATAACCGACTATAAAGCCATATCCGTAAGGTGAGTTTGCCGTATTACCACCGTTGACAGGTATAGCCATCGGCTGACCATTAGTGCCGTGATCCGCATTAGTCACGGCACTTATACTAGAAGTTACTTTTCCAGTGCTGCGACTAAACTCCGCTCGAAATGTTCCAAACTTATAAGTGTTCTGGTTGAGCCAAGCTACATTACCTCCACAAACAATACCGTTATAGCCTTCGATTCCATAAAAAGACATTGTGCTGTTGTAATTACCTGTCACAAGTGAGTTATTCATAATAGAATCTAAAACATTGCCTGAACCAGTTGAAAGCGTCACCGTTTTTGTGGATGGCGTACATATTAATCCGTAAGTCATCCATCGAACGCCACTACTTCCGCCCTGATTGTAATATCCCGGCAAAATAGCGCCAAAAGTATTACCCGTTTGATGATAATTATTTTGTGCATTACCAACTCTTCCGAAAAATTGATAAGTGACGCTTCCTATCTTCCAATTTTCGGAAGTAGCCCAGCCTGACGGCCCATTATTGCCATCGTTTAGATCAACAATAGTACCTGCTGTCAGTATTTCAGTTGCACCGCCTCCGGCTGCGTCTTGCCAACTGATGTCAGTGCCGTCTGAGGTGAGCACCTGATTAGCTGTACCTTTAGTTAATTCAGCCGTAGCGCCAGAGTTATCACCGTAAATAATAGAGCCTCTTGTTAAAGCGTCTAACTTGTTTAGCTCTGCTGCGGTGCTAGTTACACCTAAATTCGTCAAGGCAGTAGAAGCGCTAGCAAGGTCTGATAGGTTGTTGGCTGTCGCAGCATAATCTCCTGTTGCAGCCGTTGACATCGTGCCAAGACCTAAATTTGTTCTAGCGGTTGCTGCGTCTGCTAAATCACTAAGATTATTTGATTGTATTGCGAACTTAGCGTCTGCTGCCGCTTGCGTATAAGTATTGGCTACGCTAAAAGTGCCGAAACAAACAATATCGACAATATCACCCGCTGCGGCGCCTGTTGCGAGAACAACATTCGAACCACTTGTCGCGGTTACATCTGTACCGACAAGCAATTTACTTCCGTTTAGATATACATCACAAAAACCTATATCGTAAGTTGCGGAAAATGTCGTTTGATTCGCTGTCGCTGTATAGGTAAATCTTTGACTCGTACCATTTACAGCGCTTCCGGCATCTTGCCATGAGGTTCCGTTGTAAACTCTTAACTGATTACCAGAGGTCGAAAAATAGAGCGCCCCTGTCGCAAGCGGATCGCCATCGTTGTCTACTGTCGGATCGCTACTTTTTTGACCAAGGTATGTATCATCAAATTCATCAAACGACGCCGCCGCTTGTGTCGCGCTTGCCGCCGATGCGGTCGCTGAATTTGCGCTATTTGTTTCGGAAGTCGCACTATTTGTGGCACTTGTCGCCGCTGCATTTTGACTAACTAGAGCCGCTGCCGCAGAAGTCGCCGCAGATGTGGCACTTCCAAGTATTCCGTCAACATAAGTTTTTGTAGCAGCATCTTGAGCAGCAGTTGGATCACCCATTCCGGTGATTTTGTTGGTTGACATGGCGATAGCGCCCGTCATGGTGCCGCCACTTGTCGGCAAACCACCACCAGCTTGTGTATCTACATACGTTTTCGTTGCTGCATCCTGGGCAGAAGTTGGATCGCCAAGACCAGTAATCTTAGACGTACCCATCGCAATAGCACCAGACATTGTTCCTCCCGCGAGGGGGAGTTTAGTCGCTATGCTATTAGTAATTGTTGTATGAAACGATGCATCGTCTGCCATTGCGGCTGCAAGCTCATTGAGGGTATCAAGAGCTGCTGGAGCGCCATCAATTAAATTCGTAATTAAATCGTCTGCGTATTGTTTAGTTACAGCATCGGTTGCAGCCGTAGGCGTTCCAATGTCTGTCAGTCGAGCTGCATTAAAATCTACAGTTCCTGATAGAGAGAGATTATGCAGCGATGTCGTTCCGCTTGACGCAGTAACATTTCCTTGGAGGTCGCCTGTCACATTTCCTGTAACCGCGCCTGTCACATTTCCCTGTAAATTTCCGACAACATTTCCGGTTAATCCACCAACAAAACCAGTGGACGCAGTGACGGTGGATCCTGTTATAGCTGCCGCACTGGTATTACCAATAATTACGCCATCAATAGCACCCCCAGTAAGGGCTGCATTAGCATTTATCAATTGTCCGTTGAATGTAACGGTACCAGACGCAGTAATAGCGCCAGTTGTAATTGAAGTGGGATTTGTGCCTATTTCGATAATTGCGGCTGCATTATCTTCGGTGAAAAGACGTTTATCAGCGACATTGACCGCTAACTCGCCTTGTACTAAATCAGCAGACGTAGGAACACTAGACGCAGTAGAGCTATTCTTTGTGACAATAACAGTCATGTTTTAACTCCTTAAAAATGGGTAGCCTCCGAAGAGGCCACCCGCGCTTCACTATAGGGGGAGTTAAGCGTTGACCATTAAATTAAACGCCGCATCTGGACGATACGTCTTTACGCCAAAAATATTATCGGCAGTAAAAAGCGTACCAAGCCATTCTTGCTTGTACTGAGTTTGCGAGCGAATAGTTTGCTGTTCAGCAAGAATAAAGGCTTCTCTATGAAAGATAGTTGCTGCTTTAATCTCACCGCCGGCAGTATTCTCTACCGCTGTCTCTGTAGTTGAGCAATGCGTAGAAACATAAATGTCTATACCATAAATGTTTCCAATTTTGCCGTTTTGAACGCCTCTACCGTCAACGAAGTCAGATGAAACGTATCTATCGATACCCATCATTGTTGAACGCAACGAAGGCGGAACAACAAAATATCTTTCGTCGAAAGGTACGTCAGCATCATCCATTTTCTGAATAAGTGCTCGAAAAGATGCGTCGGTTGTAAGGTCGGCTGTTGTAACAGTGTCCGTCGCATACGCGGTTAGACCGGTACTCGCGTCCGTATAATAAGACCCTGTACCAACCCAATCATTTGTCTGATCGCCAATAGACTTACCTAGTTGATGCAACTCGAAATCTACTTTGCGAGCAAGCGCATAGCCGGCGTCGTCAGTGTAAAAACCGCGCATACTGGTTAGTGCTTGAACGTCAGTAATATCTTCGATTAGTTTTGAAAATTCAAAATGCTTGTCGATTAAAACTTGCACTTCGGTTTCAGTATTTGCCTGAACAGTGACAGCAACTTTGCTCGCTTTGGCGTGAGCCTCGCCGCGTGTTGGAGCAGGAATATGAACCGTATCTCCCTTCTTGCCAACCATAGGAAGCCGCTTGACAAGGCCGGCCATTACGAGCTTTTTCTCGTATGCGGCGCGGATCTCGTCCGACCAGAGTTCAGGTATAAATACTGCTTGTGTTGTATTGTCTGTAAACCCGCCTGTTGCGGGAAAAGTTGAAGTAGCCATGTGAGTTAGACTCCGAAATTAATTACGAACGACACGACCCTCGGCGTAAGCGGCAAGGATTTCTTTCTCCCTGTCGATGTAGGCTTGCGGATCTTCATTTTTGAGCTTTCGTATATCGGACGCCCTGTAGCGTTTTTTGCTCACTGGTTCCGAGCTACCCGCGGCGCTTCCTGATGAAGCTGCTTTTACGGACTCGGCTTTCGTTGGCTGTTCTGGAATTGGATCAACACTTGGTTTTGGATGATGGCGCTTATATTCATCAAAGATGTAATTTGCGCTTTCAACATTCAAATCTTGATTCGCTTCGTTAAACAACCTCATTCGCGTGTTATCGCTTCCTACCCAATCGACAAAACTTTGGTCCTGGACAATCTTTATCATGTCTGGATGCCTTGCCATAATTTGCTGCGCTGCTTGTTGCTGCTTCATGGCGTGCAATTCTTCTTGCGTTTGTTTTAGGACTGGATGATCTTCAATAGACTTTTGAATGGCTCGCTCGGGGTCATTGAAATAATCAAGCTCCTCTTTTGGCTCTGTCGGCTTATTAGCTTCAAGTTGTCCGTTAATGAAATTGTCTGTTTTTCGTAAAGCATCGATCTGAACTCTGGCGTCTTTTACTTCCTGACTTTGCCGTCCAATCATTTCTTGCGCGTCAGTAAGCATTTTTTCCACTTCAGTTCGAGATTTACCTGCAAACGCAGATTGATCGGCCTTGTCGACTTGCTCTGGCTGTTCCGGTTTTGCCAGATCCTCTATCGGGGCGGTTTCAACCTGTTTTTCACTTTCGGGCTCTACGTTAATTAGCTTCGCTGCCATTAATAATTAACCTCGCGTTATCAAGACCTGTTGGCTACCTTGTAAGAGAAAGACCTACGCGCCGGTTGCCTTTCTCTCTGCTTTAATTTTTTCTTGTCGCATTTTTGCCCATTTCCTTGTAGCGCTTGGATAATCACCGCTAATTGGATCAAGGATAAAACCACCACAAGAGACAACTCGAGTAGAGGGTGATCCGCAGATATCACACGGCATGGCTTTTACGTCAGAATCTATGTATTTCTCGAACAAATGCCCTTTCAAGCATCGAAAATCATAAATCTTTTTCATCAACCATGTTCTCAACTTGAGTTTCCAGTGAAGAGAGAAAGGCGATGATGTTTAGCTGCCCCTTACGGAACATTAAATCGTCGTTGTCTTTCGTCGCTTCGACTGAATTTATGTTTGTTGCGTTCTTCGTAAGATCTTCTATCAACATTTTCCAACCCGAAGTTCTAAACATTTCAAACATCGAGTCGATGTATTTTTCTTGATCCCTGTCTAACACAACAAATTTCTCCTTAACCTAACATACCAAACGTACTAATACAAAATACTCCATTATATTAATACTGTTAGTATTTTAGTTACGCACATTTAATTTAGCTTCTTCAAGACCAAGTTTTTTCTCTTGAATTAATGTTTCAGCAACTTTCGCTCTTCGCTCAAAATCTTTATCCAGATCGCCTTCCGCTCGCATTGTTGTTGCAATTGCCTTTAAGCGCTCATTTTCAAGCTCAGTCGGTATGGCTTGTGTCTCAGCCGCCAGTTTAGCCGCTCTCTCGGCCGACTCAGTGGCTTGACCGTTTAAGGCCGCAGTTTGTGATTGCTTAAACTCTAAATCAGTTTGAGCAGTCACTTGAGCCATCTGTTGCGCCTGTGGATCCGGTTGCGATGATTCTTGTATCACTTGAATCAACTGCTCTCTGTTTTGCAATTGCATATTCTCAATAATTGACTGAATTAATATTGAGTACGTTGGAGAGTCTTGAGACATCGTTTGCAAAAGTTGTACTAATTGCGTGACTTCGTACTCACGGGCAATAATGCCAAGCGTCGATGTCACCTCGTACACATAATCATTTACCGGATAATTCTCTGAGTCGTATTGCATATACCGGCACGCCGCGGCCTTAACAAACGGAATTAAAAAGCTATCCTGGAAATTAATGAGCGTGCGCTTATGGCGTTTAATTATAGCGCCAAGCGACATACTGATTCCCGCGGCTGTTGCCTCACCGTTGATACCGCCGCTTACTCCTGTTGAATCGACAGCACCGGTCGACGTCTGGACCATACGACTTAATGCTTCGGCTTGTGCAAATGTGATTTGCGAAACTTGACCGAAGTTAAATGGTTGCAACGCCTCTCGCGGATCCCCGTTAGTCAGTAAAATCTTACCGGCCCGTACTTCGGGTCGCGCTCCTCGAGGTATCATCGTTGCGTTCATCGCCATCATTGGCGCATTAGTCAACGCTAACGCATCAATTCGCGCTCTGAGCTCTGCATCGAGAGCTTTTTGCGACATATAACCCTTCTCACACACACCGCGGCCCCAAAATCGTCCAGGAACAACATCCCACGGGAACGCCACAATTGGCCTATCTCCCATCATGTATGGGTTAGTTTGAGCCTTTAAAATGACGTTTTTATTGGCAATAACGACGCAAGCCTCGACGTAATACTCTTTTTTTACCTTTGCCTCGACTTCGACGTCC